AAAGATCCTTCTGTTGGTAGATTAGCATGTAAAGTCGAACCAGCAGGTAAAGTTAGAGTATTTGCTATGGTTGATATATTAACACAAAACGTGTTAAAACCATTGCATTTGGTTTTATCCAAAATACTTAAAGCTTTACCAAACGATGGTACTTTTGATCAAGAAGGAATGGTAGATAGAGCTTATAAAAAAGCTTTATTTTATAAAGCTTCTTACTGTTATGACCTTTCGGCCGCAACAGATAGGCTCCCTATCATCATTCAAGTCAAAATCATCGAAGCTATGTTCGGGAAAAGAATTTCTGAACTATGGAAAACTATCCTAGTGGATAGACCATATTACTTACCCGATAACGAAGTAACTAGAAAGATTTTTAAATCTGATGTTACTTCAATCGGTAAAGAATACTTCTACTCTACAGGACAACCTATGGGAGCTCTTTCATCCTTTAATATGTTAGGTATTACACATCATATGATAATGCAATACTGCGCATATAAGGTTTTCAAATATCAAGACCAGCTTTATTTTCATAAAGGTTGGTGTATTGCATATGAAATCCTAGGGGATGATATTGCCATAATCCATAAGGAACTTGCCATGAAATACTTGGAAGTTATGTCCGAACTTGGAGTAGCCATTAATGTGAAAAAATCTGTTATCGATTCTAAGGGTTTAACCTTAGAATTGGCTAAGAGAACTATTCACCATGGCAAAGATGTAAGTGCAATATCTTTTAAAGATATACTTTCATCTGCTCCGTTCGCACAGAGAGCTGCAATTGTAGAGAGAGTAACCCGAAGGGGTACTGCTCAAACATCAATTGCAATCTCTATACTTTCCCAGTTTTATGGAGAGAATCCATCGATTAGACAATCTTATATGTTGTTATCCTTATTTTTTAAGGGTATTACAGATAAGAAAGTTAGTCTGATAGATACATACTTTTTATTATTTCTAATGAAAAAGTTCTCTAAAGTTCCATTTGGTTCTGGTATGAGCTATTCAGATGAGTTCGTTCGGATATTATATTCTGTTGTAAATAAAATTTACTTCAAAGGACTTACGTCCTATAATACTGAAGACCGAACTCTATTCTCTCAAGCAATCTGGTCAGAGTATGTTGTTGAATTCAATTGTACTTTATTAACAATGGTTCCGATCTTTAGAACGGAAACATTAAATAGAGTTAAAGAATATACACAACATGCCAGTTGGATAGTATTGTCAAAAAATGAAAATGGTTCTTCGAACCTAATTTCATTAGATAGACTCTACTTAGCCATAATCTTAGGTCATCAAGGTTCAGAAGAACCTATCCTAAGACAGAAATCTAATAACTTTTATCTTCATATAGATATGAGTCAACCTAGTTTTTCACAATCCCCTAATAAGGGATATATGTCAGCTAGTTTAGGTTTTAATTCTAGTTTCACTCCATTAGATAGATTTGGTAGTCTATCTTCTGGGCATGCAACTATGAATTTTAATTCTAATGGCTCATTAATCCAAGATTTATCTGGATTTTATACTATAAATGAACTTAGAGTTTTAGTTTCTCATTTGGCTAGTCCTTTGGCCTCTCCTTATACAGGATTGGTTCCAGGACAAAATCCAATGGATTTCTTTGATTTAGAAATGCCTAGAGAACACAGTCTTAAGGATCTAAATACTATTAATGTTTCATCTCTATCTGATTTAATCTTTTTAAATAAAGAAATCGATAGATTTGAACAACAGAAAATAGAATTAGTTCCTAAACCTGTCTCCGAAGTTAAATTCCATCCTCTGAATGACCTTTCTGAAGATTATGATTACTTAAGTGTAATACATGACTTCTTGATCGGTTCACTTCATGAAGGTGAAAATTTAATTCCTACGGTTGAAATGACTTATAGTCAGATCACTTTAGCATACTATGAGATCTGGGCATTGTCAGTTCTTCTGGAAGTTATATATCCGGAAGATCACTGGAATGCACTAGTTACTCGGTTCTACTATAGCGACGCATCTTCTAACGAAGAGGGTTTGCAAAATAGTCCTGATAACTAATGGTCCGATGTCTTACCTTTTGGTAAGACCAG